CACAACTAAAGGTATAGCCTCTTTTAATAGTACAGATTTTAATGTTTCATCAGGTGCCGTATCATTAAACGATGAAGCCATACAAGATATTATTGGCGATATGGTGGTTGGTAACCAAGAAACAAATATTTCTGTTTCATATAATGATGCTACAGCTAAACTTAATTTTACTGTACCAGATTCTATAAACTTTGATGATCTTTCAGTAGGAACAAATACGGCTTCTGGTGGTGGTGCTCTGAGTTATAACAACACTAATGGTGTCTTCACCTATACTCCCCCTACGGCGGCTGGGCTAGGTGCGTTAACGGCTCACCCAAACATCACTCCAGCTACTAGTGCAAATAATAGTGGTAACACTTTTATCCAAGATATTACTGTAGACAGCAACGGTCACGTAACTGGTATAACAAGCGCATTAACGGACACTGGTATAGGTAACGTAGGTACCTACGCTTTTTTGGGTAAGCCATCAACTGGTACTATTGTATATGGAACCACTTACTCTGGTTCTAGTCTTGAGTATGCTGGTTTCGTATCTGAAAGCAGTTTCAGTGATAACACGGCAAATGATATAAGTAGTACAAGCCCCCTTGGCACTTGGAGGGCTATGGGTAACGCAGACAGAGTATCATATAGGCTCCCATCAACATTATTCGTGAGGATTTCATAATATGTCTATAGAAATTACTGAAGTACGTAATTCTCATTCTCTTAATGCTGAGAACACACGGTTTGATGTAGAGATTAATCACCCACAGTACGGCTGGATACCATACACCTTAGACCCGTCAGACACAGATATGATCATTGACAATACTGAGTTACGTTCTTTGATTGGGTCAGATTTCACACCTTATGTTGCACCAACGCAAGCAGAAATAGATGCAGAAACAGCGCAATCTGTGCGGAATGAAAGGAATCGTAGGCTAACATCAGAAGTAGACCCTATCGTTACTAACCCATTGCGCTGGGCAGACTTAACTGCAGAAAAACAAAACGAATGGACTCAGTATCGCACTGATTTGTTAAACGTACCACAGCAGGCAGGCTTCCCAAATACTATCACTTGGCCTACTAAACCTGAGTAATGCCAATGACGCAGCTAACACCAGAAGAACTAGAAGACTTGCTAGATCGCGCTGCAAGGCGTGGTGCTAAAGAGGCGTTGGCTGCTTTAGGTTTGCATGATGAGGATGCGCACAAAGATATTATAGAGATGCGTAGTTTATTGGAAGCATATAGAGATACAAAGAAAAGCGTATGGAATACAATAGTACGCATCACAACAATTGCATTGCTATCATTTGTAGCAGCATCAGTATGGATGCAAATAGGGAATAAGTAATTATGGCTAAGAAGTTTGCAGGGTTTACACCAGAACAGCTAGGTAAAATTGATGCATCTCTGCAGGGTAAACAGAGTGATGAGCAGAACGCTATAATTGCTGCTAACCCAGCGCTTGCTGCACGTGTAGGTAAAATGGCTATGGCTGCGCAAAAGCGTATCAACATGGCTTATGGCGGCATGGTACGTAAAGCATTTAATGAGGGTGGTCAAGCCAAGTTAGATGCAGCACAAAAGAAGTTTTCTGATGCTCAAACTAAATTGAATGAGGCTATGGCTGCGTCACAGGCCAACCCTGAAGATGAAGCACTTGCTAAAGCTGTAACAGATGCACAAACTGCTGTTAATGCAGCGCAAGCAGAAGTTAACTCTGCCATGTCTGGTATGGAAGCAACAGATGTCCCAAGCAGTACAGAGGTATTAGCTGACCTAACTACTGATCCAAGTGCATCCGTTACTACGGCAGATGTTGAGAAAACTACAGAAGAACAAAAAGAAGCAGGAGAGATTGACGAAGGTGTTGGGCAGGTAACAGAGAAGCAAGAAGCTGACGTTAAAACTGTAGACACTGTTAAAACCGTTGATGCTCCTGATAAGCTTCAAACAAAGACATATGAACCTTTAGAGGTTACTGCTGATGTAGAGCAGATTATGGATCACCTTGAGAAGGTGACAGGTAAAGTTGGCCCTGAAGCTCTTGTAGAAGCTCAAACGATGGACCCTAAAGAACTAGCACAGCTTGGTCTATCTGCTGCACAACTTGAGAAAGCTCAAACAGTACAGGGTGCGCCAACACGTGAGCTAGAAGAGGGTGAACTTATTGATGGTTCTACCGTTGATATGGATCGCGTCAAGAAAGAGACAAACTTTGAGGCGGCTACTGGTCAACCTTCTAGTAACGCTACAGTACAAGGCCAGCTTGGTCAGTTGATGGAAGACTTTGAGGGTACCAACCCTCCACCTTGGGCTGCTGGTGCTCTACGTAAAGCTGCTGCAATGATGGCATCACGTGGTCTTAGTGCATCCTCTATGGCGGGACAGGCTGCAGTACAGGCCGCTATGGAAGCTGCGATGCCTATCGCTAATGCTGATGCACAAACGTTTGCTCGATTTGAATCACAGAACTTGAGTAATCGCCAACAGGCAGCTATGTTCGCAGCAGAGCAGCGTTCTAAGTTCCTTGGCCTAGAGTTCACACAAGAGTTCCAAACTAAGGTTGCTAACGCTGCTAAGATTAGTGACATTGCTAATATGAACTTTACTGCTGAACAGCAGGTAGCACTGGAAAATGCAAGACTAGCACAGTCTGTAGATTTAGCTAACCTACAAGCTGCTAACGCTAAAGTTCTAGCAGATGCTGCAGCGCTAACTCAGCTAGACATAACTAATCTTACTAATCAGCAACAGGCTCAAGTTAAGAACGCTGAGACTTTCCTGAAGATGGATTTAACCAACTTAGGGTTTGAGCAGCAAGATAAAATATTTAAAGCTCAAGCTACAGTAAATGCTATGATATCAGATCAAGCTGCTACAAATGCTGCCAAACAGTTCAATGCATCAAGTGAGAACCAAACTGCACAGTTTATGGCTAATCTAGAAGCTCAGATTGCAACATTTAATGCTGAGCAATATAATGCTATGAATCAGTTTAACACTGGTCAGATTAACGCTATGGCTCAATTTAACACAGGCTTAGAAGCTGCACGTGAGCAGTTTAATGCAACAAACTCTTTGGTTATTGCACAGTCTAATGCACAATGGGCGCAGAGTTATACACTAGCAGATAATGCAGCACAGAACGCAGCTAACCGTGATGCAGCTATGGCTACCAATAATCTTACTCTTACAGCCTACAATAGCATCCTACAAAATACGAGAGACATGATTAGCTATGCATTTAAGGGCCAAGAAAATGATGCTAACCGATCTTTACAGCTAATTATTGCTGAGATGCAAAGAGATGTAGACCTTGCAACAGCACAGGCATCTGTAGACAGTGCTCGTGGTCAGGGTTGGGGTAATTTCTTAGGTGAGCTTGCGCCTGCATTGGTATCAAGCTCAGGTACATTTAGCTGGTTGAACCCCTTTTCTTGGTAAGGTATTATAAATATGTCAGATATGTTAAAAAGACAAATGCAGGCACTAGAGTCAATGATGTACTCTGGTGATGATACTACAACATCAACTACTGAGGGTTTGATGGGTCAGGGTATGTCAGACAGTGATCCTGAGGATTACGTAACATCATTTGTAAAGTATCTACGCTCAAAGCGAGATTTAGACCCAGCTAAAGCACGTGAAGAAATACCTGCAGTAAAGGCACGTAATACAAGCATTACAGAAGAAGACATTGCTAAGTATGAAGAAGAGATGAACGTCTTTGAGCAAGCTAAGCAATCAGCTATGGAAGCTCGTCTACAGCGTGAGGCTTCAGGTATCACACAATCTCTTACTGAAGAGGATGTATCTGTACGTGCTGCAGTAGGTGACCCTGAGTATGGCAACAAGCTTGACAAAGATCAGTCCATAATGATAGATGTGACTGATACAGATGAAGGGAAGCTATCTAATGAAGAGCCTCTTTACAAAATGTCTGAAGAGATTGACCCCGGTACTATTGATACTGATACCATCGACGCTGATGGAGGTGCAGCCCCCAGTGGGAAAGGGATAATGAGTCCTCGCCTTGATAGTAAGGGAGAGACTCCACCATCTGAATTAGAAACATATAAAGAAGAGTTCTCTGAGATATATCTTAAGGAACATGAAGGGCTAAAGTCTCATAAATCTTTAGAGGGCGGTAAAGACACGGCAGCATTAGGTGTTAAATTCACAGAGGGCTTGAAACGTGCGGATTATGACTCTGACGCAGAATTTGCTGCTGCTGTGGCTTTAAAGCATAGAGATAAAGCAAAAGCTAAATTCACAGAAGGTGAATGGCAAAAGCTCCCAGAATCAGTGAAGTATGCTTTGGTTGATCTTAATTATAATGTGGGTACTATTGGTTCAACAGCTAAGAAAAGTACAACTGTAGATAAGATGAAGAATACATTAGAGTTCGTAGGTATGACAACTAAAGCCAAAGAAAAAGTATCACTTATATCTTTAGCAAAGCGCCGTGCATGGAATTGGAATAAAGCTGCAGGTGATATCGGAGAAAAAACAATTACAAAAATAAAGCAAATACCTACGGCTAGTGGTGGTACAAAGTTTGAGTATTTAGATAAAGATGATAATGTTGTACACTCATTTACCACATCTCGCAAAGCTGTAAAATTAAGCAGTAAAGGTGTTGCAACTGGTTTAACTGAGACAAGAGAAATTACAGTCTAATGTTCGGTTTACCCCTAGAATTAATCACAATGTTGTTCTCCACCGTCTTAGGTGGAGTCATGTCTATTTGGGGTCAATCTATTAAAGCTAAGCAAGCACAAAACGAAATGCTCATGCAACGTGCAGAGTTTAACCGTAGTGCTGTAGCTGATGCACGTGATGCAGGTAAGACAGACAAACACTTTGCATGGACACGTAGACTAATAGCTCTATCTGCTGTGTTCTCAATTATCGTATTGCCAAAGCTAGTTGCTGTATGGTATCCTGAGGTTAGTGTTTATGTAGGATACACTGAAGCTACTGGTGGTTTATTAAATTGGCTGTTTGGCCCAGCAGAGGCTGTACAATGGAAGATGGCACAAGGTTTTGTTATCACCCCACTAGATACACATATTGTTTCCGCAATTGTGGGATTATACTTCGGCGCAGGATTTACTAAGTAGGTTATATTATGGATATTAAAGACGCACAATCAATGATGATGCAGGGGCCAATCCCCGGAAACTCACTGACAGATGAACCAGGTGCCTTTGCTTGGGAGCAGCCTCCTACTATGAATGACCCTGAGGAAGTTCTTGACCTTTACATGAGAGGGTTAACTTCAGAAGAGGTAGCAGATAACGTACTTGATATGCTAGACATAGGTGTACCTATTAGTGTTGTATCCAGTACATTGTTGAACAAAGGCATTATGGATGGTATTCACACAGTAGATATGAAACTAATAGTGCAGCCTCAGATTGCTCTAGTGATGAAGCAGATGGCAGAGGAAGCTGGCATAGACTACAAAGAAACAATGAAAGATTACATTGACACTGAGGGTCTTAAACAGGACGATAAAGTTAAGCGTATGGCTGTCAAGCTAAAGAAGCGTGTCATGGAACGCGCTGGGAAAATGGATGAGGGTGATATCCTTGAAGAGCAAGTTGCAGAAGATATCGTAGAAGAGCAACCTGAAAATGAGAAGCCACAAGGCTTGATGGCTAAGGAGTAAGCGACATGATTAAGGGTGCTTTTGGTGCAGGCTTTGCTAAGGGTTTTGGTACAACGCTTGCTGAAGGGATTAAAGAGCGTAGAGCACAACGTGAAAAGTATGTTGACCTAGCTATTGATAACGCTAAACGTGTAGCTCCTGCTTATGCCCAGTCTGAAGCAGAGATTTCCACAATGGAAGACATGATGGATCAAATGAACAACGACTTTGGTGTTACGCCAGAAGAGTTCATTGGTCTTGCTCAAAACTACGACATACATGATATCTACAAGAACGTATATACAGCTAAGACTGTCATGGAAAAGAATGGTATTGTAGGTCAGATTGATAAGAGTATGATCTTGGGTAGCCTTGCACTACCTGCAAACTTTAAGTTACCAGAGGGTGTAACACCTGAGAGAGCACTACGTCAAATCTTTCAAGGTATCACCGTATATACAGACCCACGCAACAAGAGTGAGCAACATCGTGCAGGTGCATTTGGTAAAGCTGTATCTGACATAATGGCTATGAACCCTCGTGCCTCTGCTGAAGAGATCGTCAAAGGTATGAAGGTTGCTGGTGTACCTGTTGAAACACTATTAGGTTTTGAAGCAGGTGGTGGCATTAAGCAAACACCATTTGATCAGCTTCAAGCTACAGGTCCATATCAGAACGTTGAAGTTGACTATACTGATGCGCAGTACAAAACTACTGTTAATGCTCTCTCTAGAGTGTTCAGTAACCAGTTCACTGATTCGTCAGACCCTGATGATTACGCATCATTGTTGAACATGGATAAAGGCGCTCTTAGTGCGTTTGGTGCTAATGCTACGGCTAACACTGCTAAACGTGAAGTATTTGCTGCAGGTCAAGCTATGGCTGATCTAGAGAAAAGCTTGATTGGTAAAGGTCTAACTGTAGGCTTTGGTCAAGCTAACGCTCGTTATCAGGTTATGACAGGTCTTGCTACACGTATGGACAGCGTAGAGGATATGCGTCAATTCGTGAAGCTAGTAAGACAAGACTCTAGCATTGTTGATCGTATTGTTGAAGCCTATGGTAATGATCAGTACATCACTGATGAAGAGTTCAACAAGATTATGATGTTTGAGGAGCCTAGCACAGAAGTAGAAGAACCTGAGGTTGAACCTAAATCAGCGCCTAAGGTTGATGATCCTCTAACCTCTACATCAGAGGCAGAACCTGTAGTGGAGAGCAGTGTAGCTCCTGCATCATCTGATGGCACTACAACTGTAGAAGACTTGATCAAGCGTAATGCTGATAGTGGAGATGCCGAAGCGCAAGAGAAGCGTGGCGATAGAAACAGACGCAGACAAGACAATGATGTGCCTGCTGCTGTAGGGCTAGGGCCAACAGAGGAAGAGCCAGAGGGACGTGATTTAGGTGCTGACCTTGGTATTGGTTATGAGGAACGTGTTCCTACTGTATCAATGGCTATTGAGCGTGAAGTTCGTAATGCGCTTAAGACTGAACCTGATGCACCTGAACAAAAGTATATCACATACGAAGATTGGGAGGGTATGACTAAGGATGCGCGTAAGCTACTTGGTTTAGATGTTTCTAAAGTTCGTATCCAAAACATGGTACGTGGTGGTAAAATTCCAGTAGGTGAGGTTGGCTTTGATCCTAACCCATTTAAGATGGAACAGATAGACGAAGCAGGCCAAACAAAAGAACAGCTTGCAGAGGCTATTATTCAGCTAGTCAAAGATGGTACTGATATTGGTGGCATGAGTGCTGATGAAATATTACGTATGACAGATCGTGATTACGACTATGAAGCACGTCAGGATTCTATGTCTCTACAGGAAGAGCAGACAATGAACCTTCAAGAGCAAGGCATCATGAACAAACCAGGGCAGGATGTTACAGCGCCATTTGTGGATACTGAGTCTCCTGTTGAGCCTGTTAAGTCTACCAAACTAGATGATCTTGAGGATATGATTAAGCGCCTACACGGTGCTGATAGTAAAGTTGCTAAAGACTATGCTAAGCTTCTAGATAGACGTAAGCCTAACTACACACAGATTTATAAGTTTATTAAATTAACTAAAAAGTTGCCTAATAGTGCGACAAAGAGTAAACTATTAGCAGAACTTGATATCTTGGCTAATAAGGCGCGTAGATAATATGTACAGCTATTACGAAGATGAAAATATGTCAGGCAAGAAATTGACTGATCTAAAAAATGATGAAGAGTTTCTATCAGATGCTCTTACATTTCTTCGTGGGTCACGTAAGAACTACAAAGAAGAAGACCTGCAGGGTATGTCGGGTGAGGATGTAGTGTACGATGTGTTAAATCATTTTCGTACACAGATAGCCAATGAAGTTACAATGGCTAAAGACTACTACTACATCGACAATGACAAGACATCCCAAGCTGAGAAGGAGGCATTTGGTAGACTTATGTTTGCCTTTGATCGCGCTGAAGGTGAGGGTATTCTTGATGGAGGTGGTGCAGCTATCCTTGATTATGGTCTTGGCTTTGCTAGTGCGCCCTCTACATTCGCTACTGTAGCTGCTGTACCCTTCACTGGTGGTGCAGGTAGTGTTGCTGCTCAAACAGCTAAGCAAGGTACTTTGATGACCCTACGTGCGCTAGCCAAGAAAAACATTGGTAGAGCCACTATGACAGCCGCAATGGATGGTGCTTTAGCTGGTGCATCACAGTACGGTCTTGAGAAGATTAAGCAGAAAGCTGGTAGAGAGATTGGCATTGATTATGATGTAAATCAAACTGCTGTAGGTGCTGCTGCTGTATTAGGTGGTGCTGTTTCAGGTACTGCCTCTATCATCATGGGTAATCGTCAGACTAAAGCTGCAGAACGCTTAGCGACTACAATTGCTACAGGTGAAAAGAAAAAAGTTAAAGAGCTTGCTGAAGCTGCAAAGAAAGCAGAAACAGCTATCAAGCGTGTAAAGTCTCGTGAAGAGGCTAAACTATTTGATTTCACATCTATGAAAATTCTACGCTCTATTGACCCTAAGCTGGTTGAAGAGGGTATGGACCTAAAGAAAACACTCCTAAGTGAGGGGTTGGATGATGGCTTAATCGGTGGGCTAGACCGTAGCGTAGTTAAACGCTTGGGTGCTGCAGCCTATGAACTAGCTGGTAAGCTAGGGGTTAAGCCAGAGGAAGGGCAGCGCATTACAGAATACCTTGCACGTGCTGTAGAGGAAGGACACGGCGCTCAGCTATTTGATGATGTAGCAGATAAGTATGGACTAACTAGGCGACAGCTTAGTGCTGTGTATGCAGCAGAGGTATCAGAGGCTGCTAAATTACTTGCTACCCAGCGCAACCTAGTTACCAACGGTGGCGTAAAGATTAGTAAGCTTAGTGTCGATGCGTTTAGACAGAAGTTAGACATGCTGTATGACGAAGGTATGTCACAGATATCAGGACGTGAAGCTACAGAGCTTACGCAGGCACAGCTAGATGCTATGTCTGGTGTAGGTGGTAAAGTATGGCGTGGGTTTAAAAACCTAGAAGACGCACGTAGAGCGTTCATGACATCACAGCCTGCCACCACAATGCGAAACAATATCTTTGGTGGTCTTAACGCTGGCATTGATACTGTTGATCAAATCTTCCTAGCAGCTATCAAGCGTGTAAAAGGTGATAAAGCTGCAGCACGTTCAACACTTAGAAACAGCACTAAGACTCTTACGTACTTAACAGATGATCACTATGTAGCTGAAGCCCTTACTACCATGCTATCACAGGAAGCACCTGAGAAAATGTCTCGCGTCTTTCTTAACGCAGCACAAGCAGAGGCAGCAACACAGGGTAACACACGGCTAGGACGCTTAGGTTCTGCAGCTAACGTGCTTAACACTATGTCAGACCACGTGTTTAAACGTGCTGTGATTGCCAGTGTCGTTGATCGTGAGCTAGGTACGCTGGGTAATAAGCAGCTAGGTACATCTGTGATGGATATGCTAGAGAAGGGTACTATCTCACAGCTACCTGACAATATACTAGATAAAGCTTTGAATGAGAGTTTTGCATTTACGTTCCAACGTAGGTTCGGTGGCAAAGATGCAAGTGGACTTAACCAAGCTGCAGGTAAAGCTATTAAGTTTATTCACGATTCAGGATTAACTGTAGCTATTCCCTTCCCTCGTTACATTGCGTCACAGGCTAAGTTCATCAGTGACTACACAGGTCTTACTATTGCACGTAGGCTTGCATCAGGTAAAAAAGCTATTGATGAAGACTATGCACGTTTTATGACAGGTGCAGCAGGGTTTGCAGGTGCGTATGTAATACAAAGAGGCAACATAGAAAAGGGCCGTGAGTGGTACGAAGCTGAGGCATATGACGGGCAAACATACAATGCACAGGCTGCATGGGGTCCAGCGGCATTTACACAATGGTCTGCTAACTTTGTTGCTCGTATTATGGAAGGTAAAGAAACCAAGACAGGGCCAGAACTTATTCGTGAGGCTAACAAGATTTTAGTTGGTACAGAGTTTAGACCTAATGCAGGTATCGCAGATAAGTGGGTACAAGCTATTGGTGCAGGTGATCTTACACCCGTGTTCGACTCTGTGGGTGATTACTTTGCATCTTACACATACCCACTAGCCGTAGTAAAAGATTTTTATGGGCAGTTTGACTCACGTTCATCTTTCTTTCCTGAGACACGTGATCCTACTGTAACTTCATATTACGTAAACATCCCTATCTTTGAGACAGGGTTTAACCTACGTATGTCCACCTTCCAGCGTATGTCTAGGCAGTTACCTGATTTCAATCTAAATGAAATGTCTAAGGCTCTGAAGGATACTACTGGTATTGATCTAGGTGAGACACACATGAAGGGTCTACTTAAGTACCTTGGTGGTGCGTCACGTACACAATATCAAACAATGCTTGATCCTACTAAGGGTGATACAGGCTATGATATGGTGCGGTTCGATATCTTTAGTGATGGACCTATTCGTGTTAACAACCCTATGGCTAAGCAGCTTACAGGTCTTGTAGGTGTTCAACCTAAAAACGAACTACAACGTGAATTGTCACGGTTACAGATTGATCCATTTACTTTGTATAATCCTTACAGAGAAAAGAACCCAGCGCTTGAAGTACTAACACAAGCTGCACTACAGGGTGTTCTACCTGCTATGGTTAAGCAGGACGTTATGGATAGGCCCGATTACGCTACTGCAACGGATGCTGTTAAGAAACGCGCTATCACTAAATATGTTAAAACATTAATAACAGAAAAGCGTAATGTAGCAGAGGATGTTCTTAGAAAGCAGCAAGGTAAATCACCTGACTTTGATGCATACATTCGTGGTGAAGTACAGGCAATGTCATACAGAGAACAGAATGATGCTGATCTTCACTGGGAGGCATTTAGAGATAGCTTTGGGTACTCAGACATGAGTTATGAAGAGGCTCTACAATCTATCAGGAAAGACCCTGAGTTAGATGAACAAGAGAAAGAGTCACGACAGACTACATTATCTCTAATGTATCTCACGGGACAGAAAACGGTAGATAAAGCTTTCAGAGAGTTCGGTAAGCTAGCTAAATAAAAGAGGGGCCAAACGGCCCCTTTATTTTATTCCATGCATATCTGCTGCTTCTGCTGCCCACAATGTACTACTCTGAAGTTGCGTCTTGGCTTGATCAAGTTCATGACTACTGTGAAGATTGTCATCATAAAACTTTTCTAAGTATGCAGCATACTCTTTTAATGCCTGTAGGAATTGCTTCTTCTTTTTGTACATATGAGCCTGCGCTTCTGCTTCTAAACTCATAAACCTTCTTTCATAAATACCTTAACCCATTCAGCACAGATATCACTGCGTACAATGTCATCCACACCAAACTCTATAATAGGGATAGGCAACATGTGCTTCTTTGCTAGATGTATGATCTTTGATAGACCATCCGCTTCTTTCAAGTCTGACTGTTGAATATCACCATTGAGAACAATTGTACTACCCTCGCCTACACGAGTCAACAACATCTTGAGTTCATGTGTTGTGATGTTCTGTGTTTCATCAACAACTATAAAGGCATTATCAAAGCTGCGCCCACGCATAAGAGCAATAGGTGCCATTTCAATGTTTCCATTCTTTATCCCTGTGTCTAATGTACCCTTACCTAAATGCTTTTGAAGGACATCAAGTACTGGTAATGCCCACGGGTAAGTCTTTTCCTCAAGGCTACCAGGTAGGAATCCAAGGTCTTTACCAACGGCTACATGAGGACGGGTAATAACAATCTTATCAATCTCTTTGAGAGTATATAAGTCTGCTGCATAAGTAGCAGTTACATATGTTTTACCCGTCCCAGCGCACCCAAGTACAATGACCTGAGTGCTTTCACGCATTGCATCCCATAATGCTTTCTGCTTATCTGTGCGTGGACTAAAACCCGAAACTTGTTTGGATTGGCTGTTCTTGTAGTTCGTCTTTCTCCGTGTGCGTGTCTGCTTCTTTGGGAAATCCGTTATGTTCATTTAGCTTATCCAATATTTCTACTGCTTTATCAATGTCAATCAAGAACCATTCACTCTCAGTGCGTTCAGCTTTAAGCTTAGCCATTTTGTGAGCTTCTTGCTCTGTCTTACGTCTATCCTCTGAATAGATTTTATGTACTAGTTCAAAGTCTCTGAAGGGGCTACTAGTCTGATACCCTTTGAGGCGATCTTCTGCATCAACAGCCATACCTATCTTTACCCACCCTGGCCATGCCTTGTTTGTTATGATGTAAACATAGCCATAGTCGATATTACTAATCTCACTTTGTTTAAACGTGGCATCACCTAGACAGGTATAATTGCCGGGCCTAAACATCTTATAGAGTGGGTCATTCTGCTTAATATACTTTCCACCTATATGCAATCGGTTAACATTTGATTTGCGATTATATTCATCCCCACAATCGTTACACTGCTTTCTACCCGTAGCTTTCCATGACGGACGCCAGTTAGTATCATTTAATGGACCGTCACATGTATTGCATTTAAGTTTCGTCATATTAAACTCCCATTGGAACTTCTGTGCAGAACGTTAGTACCTGCGCTTCAGGTGTTGGTCTGGTAGCCATAAGCCGTTCATGTAACACCTCCTTTGCTTGACTACAAACTTCATAGCTAGGAAAAAGGATAGGCGCTGGGTCTATCATATAGTTCTCACCCAAAAACAGTATAGCTACCAGAACATACATTAGTCTGTCTCGACTACGTATTCTTGATACAATTCCGTACCCTTCTCAACCGTGTATTCACCTGCTGGTAATACCACTTCATTAATTACACCTACGGCAATAAAGCCTGATGTAAGTGCTGTGATAATTGTTGCTAACATATTAATCTCCTTCCAGATAACTTTGCAACTCTGTATAACCACCAATGTGGTTACCCTTTGAATCCCATACTTGGGGTACTGTCTTTATATCAGCCCTTTTGAAAAGGTCAAGTACCCATCGGGATGACTCTAATGAGTAACAAGTATATGCTACCCCTTTCTTTTTGAGTAACTCTGTCGCTAATGTACAGTAGCTACAATCACTTCGTGATACGACTACGTAGGTCATCTTTTCTCCACATTAATTCATGTAGTAGTTTCTTTTGTTCATACTCAGACATGATCATCCAATCGCGTATCTCGTCTGTAGTGCGTAGGCACCCCACGCAGTGCTCACCTTCTATTCGGCAAACCTTTACGCAGGGTGACTGTACCTTACCTAAGCTGCGGTTAGGTCTACGATTTCGCATGAGTCGCCTGAACAAGCTAGCGTCTGCATAGCTGCAGTATTATCTTCTTGCTCATACTCTGATAGCTTAGTCCAATCAATGCGCTCTGGCATCTGTGCTAGTAGCTCTTCATACTGTTCCTTTGTGCAATCCTGATAAGGTGCTTGCTGATATGTATGATCAGAGTGAGGCAGGAATGATACGCCTGACATCTCGTCAAAGTGCTTGTATACAAACGCACCCACTTCTAACCATTCACTGTCACGTACTGAGATAGTCACCGATGGTTTATGCTCACACCAGTGTCGCTGATACGTAAGCCATGTTTCTAGCTGCTCAATAGCTGTCATATCATTACGTGTAACTGCACCTGCAGGGGCTTTCTGTGGGAAGCTAAACACTGTAGTAGTGTCAGGCTTAAATACACAAGGCTCATTAGGGATACCGTTATCAATCATAAACTGTGTTAATGGGTCTTTGTTATCCCCACGTACAGTGCGTATGTAATAGGGGCTATGGCGAGAATGTATACCACTGGCGCTATCCACCAACTGCGAGACAGTGCCTGATGGCTTGACGCAGGTAATAGCAGCGCTATGAGGGATACCAAGACGATCAGCCCACTCAACGTTAGTGGCGACAGCAATATCTCGTAAATGTGCAAGAGTCTTCTCCAATCCTTGGTTCACGGATGTCATAAGAGGGTTGTCCATGATACCTGTTAGGCTCACACCTAGTAGGCGTTCCTCTTCTGTGTTGCGCTGCCAATCCTTAGATAGGTATGGGAACTTAGTGTAGCTAGACTGAATTGTACCCAAGATTGTAGCAAATTTTACCTTACGCTCAATATCATCAATATTGTCAGTAGCACGAATAACGCACTCAGTAAGGTTGCAAAACTGCGCTGATCTGAGGACTATTTCGGAACATGGATTAGTACCAAATTCCCAATTACTATCCCTTCGGTTATATTTAGCAGCCTGTTTCTGAGATGCTTCACGGTTGAACACACCACGCTCACCTGATTTAGACTCCACAAGGGCTGTCCACTCACGCATAAACGTTTCAATATCGGGCTTCTCAGTATATGCCACAGAGTTATTCGCTAGCGCACGGTGTGCTGCTGTCTCCCACCACTGCCCTGACTTAGCGTGACGCATACGATCATCACTCAGGTTAGACAATGAGATCATAGCAGAACGGCGTACACCACCTACAACAACAATCTGACCAATGAAACACATAAGGTCATGACATTCCATGCTTGATAACCTACGGCCCTGTGCATTTTTGAATGTAGCTACAGCAAAGTTAAATAGTTCTACTAAAGGCGCTGGGCCTGATGCGCGTCCACCAAATGTCTTTAGTCGCGCACCTGCAGGACGTACCTTTGACACATCCCACTTAGGAATCTCACCTGTCCATAGTAGTGCCAATAGTTGACGGAACGCTTTCGCCCAACCTTCTTTGCTGTCTTTGACTACAATGGTTGTCTCGCTATCAAACAACTGTTCTGGCACCTCAGGTAGCTTGCTTATGTACTGGCGCTCTACAGAGAACCCCACACCTGTACCGCACAGTAGGATAAACATAGCCTCGTCAAAGCGTGTAGGCTTATCTACAGCCACGTAAGAACAGTTATACATACATGTGTTGTCACGTGCTGCTGCTGCCCCTGCTGTCATCATAGAGCGCATAGAGGGCATGATCTCTAGGTTAAGGATAGCCTCTTCAATTTGCTTAATGTAGCTGTCATCACCTGTGATAGGACGCACGATGTTGTCCATATAGCGTGAAACTGTTTCATCCCAATTCTCACGGCCTTTACCATCAAAATATTTAGCATAGCGTGATTTGTGAATAAATGATTGGTAGTCTGTTGGTAAGTAGTTGTTCATCTTTTATCTCCCTCTCCTGCGATTTTACCACGGCGCTTACGATCCTCTAGCTTCTGAAGGTTGTTCTTGGCTAGGTCTGCCATGTTTACGTTTAGGTCACGACACAGAGCAGCAATATACCACAGGCAATCTCCTACCTCGTCTGCAATAGCTTCACGATTAAAGGTACCGTCACGTAGGATTTTCTTTACCTTATTTGCTACTTCACCAGCTTCAGCAGCTAAACCCAGCGCTGGGTAGATCACTGCATGTTCTGCTTTATAGATAGCAGTTTGTGCAGCCTGTTCTTGATAGTCGTTCATTTCCATATTAATATAATCTCCCTGATAATACTGAAACGCTTCGATGTCTTCACGGCTTATCATGCTCTTTCCTTTACTACTAGATTGTCTATCTTTACATCATCCACGTCATACATAACATTAGTGATTAGATCATATACATCTTCTTCATGACTATCATCAAACGAGGATAGTATATTATTTTCTTCATCCATCTCTACAACAAACGTGATGCTGAACTTTTTCATTTGCGCTCTAGCTCCATTAGGTAGTGCTGTAAATACCATATGCACTTCTTAATATCCTCGACAGGCTTACCCTTGTATTTATGTCTGTGTAGATACTTTTTAGCGTTACCCTCCAAATAACCTTCGTATCCCTCTTTCGTATTTGTATCTTTGATGTAATCAATACATTCAATATCACCCATGCGGTAATGTGAAGGTTTGTTTACTGGGTCAGTACTGTCTTCAAATGTAACTGTAGTTAAAGTAGGTTCAATCTTCATGCGCTTCCCTCTGTCTTTGTCCATCTACTGAGGCGTATTACGTTGCCCTCAGTTTTGTAACCTTCTTCAGCTTCTACCTCTGCTACTGCAGCGGCGTGTGCATCTGGAAATATCTCCTGTAAGAGTAGGTTTTTATAATAATCATAATCTTCCATAAACTCAGGATAGTCTTCTAAGAAACGCTCTGTTGCCGCCATAGTGATAGCAATATCTAGTGCCATACGCATAGCGTCTTCATGTTTCTCAGGACCAAAGATAAGACCTGTGTTTAACTTACCAGACCAATCACCATTGGTATCCTCCATAGGACGTAAGACAATTGCAATCTCACCTGGTTTTACTTCATAAGACATTATGATCTCCGCTTCACTTTTAATCGTTGCTCTTTCATGCGACTACCCTTTTCAAGTAACCAACCCTCTGGTATCACGCGGTGCGCCCACTTAAAACCTTTTTGTTCACACCAATCGCAATACCTAGATTTAGCACCTTTGTAAAGCTTTGCATTAGCATTACTGAAAACGAAGCGAATGTCCAATGTAGGATGCTGCCTTTGTATTTCAACATGCTTCCTGCGATCTCCTGCGCTAAAGATACCCTTTGTTTCTATTATGATACCGTTGTCTAACTCAAAGTCTGGGGTGTATGTTCGATACTTAAGGTCTTCCCATTCTATCTTAAGCTTTTCGTACTCTACCTTTTTCTGCCTAGATTTTAGAAATGCAGCGGCCTCCTCTTCGAGGCCACTACGGTATGTACGTTTAAGATGATGTCTCTTCATCACTCTCTGCTTCATTCTCTTTTGGTAAAAGCTCTGTAGATAAACCAGACATACGAAGTTCTAAAACTTGTAGCTGATACTTTAGACGATCATAAATCTCTTTAGCAAATATGATCTCTTCATAGATTTTCATCTGCTCTTCGTTAAAATCATCTGTATATAGTTCTTTATCATTCACAACAATCTTAGGCATTTCCATCTCCTATAAAAACATAATCTACTTCTGGGGGGTTTGCTGACTTAGAGGCTAAGCTAGGCACTGTCTTTAGAGTAGGGTGACATTTATGTTTGAAGTTACAAAACTTACACGCGCTGGGTAACACAATGTTACCTGTAGGCTTACGATAGTATGTCTCAGGCACAGGCTCAAAGCAGCGCTCAAACGGTGCGTCACTATCAATGTAATCTACTAAGCTTTGTATATCATCCAGTACAGCTTCTTTGTCTACCTCAGAGGCATCCACGTACTTGAACTCACCATTGCCTTTGTTGACTACCCACCAACCACCAACATCTTTACCTGCTGCTGTGGCGTACCCTACAAGCTGTGCGATGTAGCCAAAGCTATCACCTTGCGCTAGGGCATCAAAGGATGCAAACTTGTTCTTGTATGACCACGGGGATGCAGATTTAACATCGTCAATCTTGCCATCCATTTCCATATCGTACTCACCATTAATCTCTTTGCCATTCTTAAGCTTAAGAGTAACGTGATCATTGTCTTTGAAATCCTGACCTGCAGCACGTAGTAAACCTTTGAACACAGCCTCAACGATATCGCCAAGGATCATGTTCA